GGTGTCCCTGGTACTTGTAGGGTCCGCAGCGCTGATGTTCATCGTGCCCGCAAGAGCGCAGAATTATCAGGTGGTGAACATCAACGTGCCGGGGGCCGGCGGCACTTTTCTTGGGGGCACCAGCCCGTGGCATGTCAACAACCTGGGTGAGATTGGCGGATGGTACGGAGTAAACGACGGGATGATCGGAAGCTTTGTCCGCTATCAGGACGGCCGCATCGTAACCTTCAATGCTCCAGGACAAGGGACTGGCCCCACCAGTGGAACGTGGGCCATGGGGTTGAACGACCAAGGTGACACGACTGGAGTGACTTTCCAGCAAACCTACGGCTTTTATCAAAACTTTATTCGCAAGGCCGACGGATCGTTCATTACCTTTCCGCAGCCAGGTCTGTGCGCAACGCAGGTAGACAATGGGTGTATGGGATGGGGCGCATCGCAGATCAACGACTTGGGCATGGTTGCTGGATCGTATCTGGACGACAACCGCGTGTACCGGTCCTTTGTCCGCTACCCCGATGGCCGGATGGAAACATTTGCAGCCCCAGGAGCCACAAGCCTGGCCGGCAGCTACGGCGGCACAATGTTAGATATCGGAGTCGCCAGTGTATTGAATCAGCTTGGAGCTATAACCGGCACTTATTCGGAGGACAATGGCGTCACTCATGGATTTGTACGTTGGCCAAATGGCACCTTTTCAACCTTTGATGTTTCGGGCCCCGGCATTGCACAACCGGTCCAAGGCACGTTCCCGCAGAGCATCAACGATCTAGGTGTGGTGGTGGGATACTACATCGACGCGAACGGCCTGTTTCACGGATTTACACGCCAATTGAACGGCAAGATGACCAGTTTCGACGCGCCGGACGGCGGTACGGCAATGGGTTCTTATACGGGGACGCTTGCCGTCAATCTAAACATATTCGGTGAGATCGTTGGAATCTATTACGACGCCGAGAACCACGGTCACTGCTTTGTACGTTCTCCCGACGGCAAGATATGGGAGTTCGATCCGCCAGATTACGTCAATGACGCTGAGGCGTTTGGGATTAATGCGGAAGGAGTGATCGTGGGAAATTCGGTTAACGACGATCTTGGCCTGGAGAGTGGGCGCAGTGGATTTGCGCTGGTGCCACGTCCATAAACGCTCCAGACGTTGAATGGATTTCGGGCGGTGCCGCTTGGTGAAAGTGCAGGTCGCACCGCCCGAATTTCGTAAGAACTTATTTGTGGGACGGTTGGTCTCGGGCCGCGGGGCTGGGATTTATGTGAGGTGCACTGTGTTTCGAATGGCCGGTGGGGGCAGCGCGCGAAAAAGAGGCGCCGGTTTGTGCGTGGTGACAGCAGCTTTGGCGATTGTGTTTAGCGGGGCGCTGGCTGCGAGCGGCCAGGACGCCGGGGCAAATACGAGTCACACAGACGAGGTGGCAGGAAATCCGGCGAGCGAGCCGGCGCGGAGCTCGAAAAGCGTGGATAGCTTCGAGGGACCTGCAAACTATACATTTTTGGTGGCGGCGGGCGTGCTGTGCGATTCGAGTGGGAGCGGAGGATGCCCGGCAGTGGTGAAGTCGACGAACGGCGACGGTTATCGGCTTAGCGGCGCCGGTACGTTCAGTGCCCGCGGTGGAAGCGCGGCGGGAGCAGGGACGTTTACGCATGAAACTTCACTCGGGGTACCACTCGAGAGCGGGGTGTGGGTACTCGAGCAGTTAGTCACCTTCGACAGTTACGGCTTGGGGCCGAGTCCGATTCTTAAGGATCCAAAAGTGATCGGACCGGCGCGAGTGGGCCCGCGGCGCATGCCGGGGCCGTTGCAATCGATGGCCGCGGGCGGCCGGGCGATATTTCGAGTGCGGATGCTGCCCATTGTCGGGCCATCGCGGATGGCTACGCTGGAGATCAATTGTGCGGTGGGGCAGCCGCCAGCAGAACGTCAAGTGGATGGAATCAAGTTAGCGTTCGAGGGGGGCGGGCTGCAGTTTGAGGAGCAGGGACCACTACGCAGCTTATTCGTGGTAGGCCCGACCATTATCTCTAAATAGAATGAGGTCGCAGTTTTTCCTGCGCTTTTTGCTATATGGAGTGAAGGCAAAACGAGCAGTCGCGGTGAGAACGACACCACTCCCCAAGATTATCCCATGATTAAAGGAGACGAAGATGAAATCGACATTTGCGAAAATGACAACGCTGCTCAGCGTGATTCTCGCGGGAGCATTATTGACGGCGACGGCTATAGCGCAGTTAGAAGCCGCCGACCGAGGCGGCTGGCGGAACGATGACGACAAGCTAACCCAAATGGCTGAATTAGAACAGCAAATTCACGTGACATTTCACGCGGCAGTCAGCGTGCACGATCCAATAAATGGCGATTCAGCAGAAGTGATAACACAGCGAATACGCGAGGTACTCTCAATCTGGGCTAAAGACGCCGAACTCACGACTGCAGCCGGAAACTATATCGGCAACGGCGATCCGGATGACCCGGAAAGCTGCCCTCCACCCTCGGGCGACTCGTCTCCGACTGGTCAACAGGGCACGCTGTGCACGTTTTTCAAGTATGTCGCCGGCGGGCTGCAGCAAGCCAATAAGTTTGTATCGCTTTCCCCGGCGTACAAAACGAAATATGTCCCTGTAAGGGATTATGACGGCCAATGGAAATCATCGGTGTATTTCGAATGTCATTACTTCAACGTAGCGTTGAACCCGGCTACGGGTCAGCCGTTTTGGACCGCGGTAAGTCACGTAGACCTCGACGGTGAGGCCAGGAAGATCGACGGGCGATGGTTATTGACACGCGTCAGTTCATCCGCCGTAGGAATTCCGGTTCCGTGAAGCAGAACCCGGATGCTCGCGCTCGCCAAGGGCGCGTCAGCGAGGGCATCCGGAAACAACTTCGACTGCAGGCCGCGCGGAGTCTGATGCTCAACAGTGGCCTCGATGCGGGCAGCTCCGCTTTCGAGGTCGGCTACGAAAGTCCAACGCAATCAGCCGCGAATACAGCCGATTTTTCGGGGTCAACCGCCTATCAGGGACATCCCTGCCCTGCATGTCAGACGCATCGGCTTCCGAGCCGATGGTCGCCCAGCAAAGCGCCTGAACCTTGAAGAATGCGTGCCCATTCAACCCTATGGGTTGGTTTGTGACAGGGGAAACCGTGTGTTCGCTTGAAATGCTGCGCCGATCCTCGCGTTTAATCGGATCTCAGAGACGGGACTCAGACATGTCGACCTCTTGCGCGACAAGCAGGCATTCCCGGATCTTTATCAATTCGGATGGTTGCGGGGTTCGCGGAAATTGTTGAAGGGGAAAGATTTTTTGGTTGCGGGGGGTGGATTTGAACCACCGACCTTGCTCGGGCTCTCGGGTGTTGACGTTGTCAGCATGGTCAATACCCTCATGTCCACTGGTTGTGGACTCAAACCATTATAGGCCGTTCGCTACGCAGCCACAAGTGCTAAGTTAACTGGGGTTAACCCTGTGGTACACTTAGATCGGCGGTAGAGTTTCGAGACGCCTCGTCTTAAGGCGCTGTTCCCATAGCTGGGGGGCAGCGCCTTTTCGCGTTTGGTGTGCGCACCTCAGACCGCCCGAATCGGAAAGCCTGCAAGCTAAGCTCAACACCGTTTGGAGCTAACCCTTGGTAACTCCTCGCTGGAGGCGAAAAGGGACAGTATTAGGGTAGGTCGAGGTTGCTCTTGACAACTCGCTTTCCCAGCGAGATTCGGGGCGGAGCGTCCTTCAAGGCTCCGCCCTACTTTTGAAGGATTCAAAACTATGACGACAGCCAAGCACCAGATAGCAGATGCCGATCCCGAGCCGGAGCCCATTCCCGCCCGATCCACAGACCCCAGGACCACCCAGGACGCGGCGCGGAAGGTGAACCTCACCGAACGCGAGAAGGCGTGCCTAGCGATCTACGAGCAACAGGTGATCAAGCACGTGCTCGCTTCCGCGCCCCACGCCGACCTCTCGAACGAGGAACTCGGCGACCTGGACTCATCAGACCAGACCAGCTCCGTCTCGTCCCGCAGGTCGGGACTCTTCAGGAAGGGTTGCGTCAGGCTCACCGGCAACCGGCGCAAGTCCAGGGGCAACGCGCTCCAAGATTGCCTGCAATTCGTGCCGGTGGACGAGCGGGCCGCGCAGCGGGAAATCAATTTGACCATCCTCGAAGAGCGGCACAAGAACAAGAAGCCGACGGCGTGCCCTGTCTGCGGCGAGACCCATGCCTGCAAGAAGCCCGTGCAGTCCGTGACCGCGTCCCCGGTCCTGGACGATTTCGAGGAGCTATGAGTCCAATGTGTTGCAAGTTGCAACACATTGTAAGTTAACGTCGGTTTACACGGATGGCTTAACCGCGATAAACTAATGACGGGAGTCAATAAACCTATGCAGATAGTCAAGACATACACCATCACCGAGAAAGACCTGCTGGACTTGCTGCGCGAGACGCTGCCGTTCCTTTACGCGGTTGGGACCTCGGCTCACCTTGGCGAATTGAAAGAGACAGGCGATAACGCCACCAACCTGCTCAACCGCATCGAAGAGGTCCTGAACGACGCCAACAACCATGCCGTTCCTAAAGAGTGAGTATTAGACATTGTCGGGATTCCGCGAGGGATTCAGCGTAGGGATAAAGTTGTCGTCACTGTCACTTTATCCCTATACGCATCGACCGCTTCGACAGCGACTGACAGTGACGAAAGCACGGTGACTATGAGTAGCAAGCTACAAACCAAAATTCAAGAGATGGATTTGCCGGGGAAGCACAAGCGTGTGCTTCTGGCGTTGGCGTCGTTCGCGCATAACGACGGCACCAACATCTGGTCGTCCAAGGAGACCATCGCGAAACGCGCGAGTGTCAACCGCGCCACGGTCTATCGCAACATGGAAGAGTTGGTTGAGACGGGGATCCTGAAAGAAGCCAAGTCGCACACTTGCGGACGTGAAGAATGCGGCGGCGGTCCCAAGCACTTCACCGGGGGAAATACCTTCACGGTCGCCTATGACATCGACCTTGAAGCGTTGCAAATTGTCACAGAGTACAACAAATTGCAACGTAGCAAAATGCGAAAAGTCAAGCGTCGCATTTTGCAACATCCTAGCGTCGCAAAATGCGATGCGAATCTGTCCTATGAATCTGTCCCCCCTGAATCTTCCGTCGTAAACGACGGGATTGAAAGAGAGAGTGAGGGAAGCGGTGTCTCGCTTCGCTCTACACCTATATCGTCGAATTCTAGGACACCCGCACCTACGATGGGTGTTTCTGTTTCTGTTTCCTGGCATCCGGAAGCCAAGACGCTGTCGGACCTCTGGCTCAAGCGCACCGGCAAGCCGTTCACCAGCGAAGAGTACGGCCTAGCCACCAGCCTCATAGCCAGAGAGGGACACCATGTCGTAGAGCCTGTCCTGGACATCACGCTCAACAGGCGCGAGAAGTCGGCCAAGATGCTCTGGGGGATGATAGGCTTCGACGTCTTCGTCGCGTACTGGACTCTCAACTACCATCTGGCCAAAGCCTACCACGCCGTGGCAACGGCCAAGAGAGAGTATCCCCGCGAGATACCGCCGAAATTCAAGGTCGTGCTCGAAAACGACGACGGCGTCGAGCACCGGGCGACATTCGCGGAACGCTGCAAGTCCGGGGACTGGACGATTAAGCCATCCGAGTGGAAAGAAACCGGCGCGGATGAGGCGCACTTTGCCGCAACCGTCCGCTTTTGCGTCGAAAACCGCCGCCGCGTCACCAAGACGGAATTCGTAGAGTTGCTCTACGAGTGCATGGCCGTGATCAACCTTGAGCCCGTCCCCGGCGGCCAGGGATTCGAAGTCGAGGAAAGCTGATGAGAAAACCGTCCAAGGCCCAACGCCGGGCCGAAGCCGCCAAGAGGGTGATGTACGCATGGGACATCGTCCTTGCCGTCGCGCCCAGGCGCGGGCTCAAGCGCCGCAAGTCAATGGCCACGATCCTGCTCAAGCTGTCCACCGGCGAGCTTCGATCCCTCTGGCTCGGTGCCATCGACCAGGGCGTGGGGAAACTATGAGAACCGTACCATGCTCGGCATCCCGTCGTATCAATTTCTTCAAGATGATTAGGTTGTTCCGCAAATGCGGCATCTGCATGGTGGATCAGAATGGTGTCGCATGGCATGTTGACGGCTGCCCCACAATGGCGGCATGGAACGGACACGGCGACACATACCCTGTTGGCATAGGGCGCAGATGTATTCGAAGAAAACGGAAATGACCAACGTTCAACTCGGAAAAATCCGCAGGCTGCTCGGCATCGCCGGTCTTTCATGGTCCTACATCGCCTCGATGTTCCGTGGCGTCACCCGAGAGGACGTGAGGCGCGTGGCACGGAGTATTAAGCAGGCATGACCGATCAACAGTGCAGGGATCTGGTGGGCACGCTGGTGAACCAGCACAACAGGCAAGAGGCACGAGTCTGCGTTCTGGAGCGCCGCGTGAGCGAACTTGAGAACATCTTCCGCAAGATAGGCGCTGGGCGCATCACCGAGCTATACGCGCTCCTCGACAGGACCGAGCCCGGCTCGGAGGAATCCAACCGTATTTCAGAAAAAATCCTCGACGCCATGGGCGAAAACGAAGAATAGCGATTTGGAGTGCCGATTATGACTGATGCTGATCGCTACTCGCTCGGGAACATTATGAAAGAAACTGCCGGACGATCCAAGTAAGCCTGCCTAGGCCCCGGCGCTCTTTGCGCTTCCAGTGGAACGGTCGATGTGAGTGGCCGTGTGGACTGAAAGTCTTCTGGAAAACGCTTCTGGATCGGTTTGAATAGTCATCAAGATTCACTCTTCATCTTCATCCGCGTCTGGGTTGGCTTCCCGATACGTTTTGTCCAACAACTTTTCCAATTGCCTGTCGGACATGCCGGATACGTCTTCGGCAACCGTGCGCTCCATGCGGTAATAGGCTTCCGAGTCCATGCCGTTAACCCAATCATCGCCTGATTTCACGAGCGTCAGCACCGCTTTTCCGTTCTTCCAGTTCGGCACGATCAGAGCGTAGTCGGAGAATTTCAATCCTAATTTGCCGTGCAGTTGATGGATTGAATAGTCACCGACGAGTTTGGGATGCCCCTCGACGAATGCACTGAGAGCGTCAAGCAATGCCCGATGGCGTCCCAGGGCTTCCAGTCTCTTGCGCAAGGCGGTTTCAGGCTTGAGCGTCATGGTTCAGTCTTCGGCGCTGCTTTAATCTCGTGCTGTTGTTGTGCGGGTGGCGGGTTCTTTTTGTCCATCGGAGCCAACAGAGTGAAAGCTCCCATCCCGATGAAGAGCACAGCGAACGCGACCGGAATCCACCGTTCCAACTTGGTCAGCGGGACGTACATCTCCTCGACGGGCTTGTCTTTATTGCCCTGCTGGTTAAGCCCACAGACATCCCACTCTCGGTGGAACAACGCCACGGGAAGCTGTTTCTCAAGCTCGTAGATAACCACGAATTTGGCTCTGTTCAACTCCTTGTAGGAGTCCACCAGCGAATACCAGATGAAGCAGACGATGAGCCCGGTTGCGGGGATCAGTATGTTCCACCAGTAATGCCCGAATGTGGATAAGAAAACAACATACAGCGTCACCAAACTGGAATTCAAAGTCAGCAGATAATTGTTGGAGTTTTGCCGCTTTTCGGTGACGTGTTGCGATGTCTCGACGTACAGCTTGTACTGCTCAAGCAGATGGTCTTGGTACTTGTCGCCGTATTCCCCGGGCGTCTGGTTTTGCAGCTTGCCGTGTGACAATCAGCGTGCCCCTCGAACCAAGTTCTTCAGATTCTCCCAAGACCACGTGTATATCTCGTCCGTCGTCAATGCCGTGGTTGGTTTGTAACAGGTTTTGTCCGGGTATCCCTTCAGCAAGAAGTACGGCTTCTTTTCCGCACGGGCAATCTCAAGTTCAGCAGCTACGCCCGTTGCTTTGTGCGTGTTTTCCCCGCAGATGACAATCACTTGGTCAACGCGCCGGATGCGGTCGCGGACTTTGTCTTTCCAATCACCAACGAACGGCACCTTCACGGACCAGTCGGCTATCGCGAAGTCAGTGTCCGGGTGCTTCGACTGCCCGACCAACGCGACACGCAGAAACTCATCATGGTCGTAGTCAAAAGCGATGAAAGCTCTGGGATTTGGCATCGCTAAATGGTACGCCGACGACGGGCTGGAATCCAGTATTAACACTGGCATGGGCATCGTCACCACATTCCTTCAGCATCACTTGCCGTCAGTATTAGCAGGCATGAGTCTTTGTGAATGTGGTTGTGGTCAGCTTACCAAGTTAGCAACCCAGAACAGTACACCGCGAGGCTGGATCAAAGGACAACCTTTGCGTTTCATTTTTGGTCATGCCAGAAACTTTGTGCATGGTCACGCATCCGGTGGAAAGCGCACTCGTGAATACCGATCCTACGAGAGTGCCAAAGCACGTTGCCAGAATTCAAACAATCGAGATTGGAATCTTTACGGCGGACGCGGCATAGAGTTTAGGTTTGATTCATTCGAGGCATTTTACGCTGAACTTGGTTCCAGACCAAAGGGGATGACTGTTGATCGCGTCAACAATGACGGTCACTATGAAGTTGGTAATGTTCGCTGGGCAACAGATAAAGAACAAGCAAACAATCGGAGAACGTCATGATTGCTTTTCTCGAAACGTTCTTCAAACACCACCTTGCATGGGTCGTGCTAGTGGTCGTGGGCTTGGTCGGTATCCATTACTGGCAAGCCGAGCATGATGCGAGAGCGAAAGCCGAGGCGACCGTCAAAGTCGATGAGACCCAAGTTGCTACATTGCAACAGGCGATCACGCAAAACAACCAATCAATAGCCGCGCTTCAAACCCAGATGGCGGCAAGGGACCAACAGAATGCGACCATCATTGCGTCATTGGCGAATGCAAAGCAGCAAGCAGTTACCACGCCTCAACAAGTTACTGTATTGGCCACCGAAGCAAAGTTGCCACAGCCAATCACCTCCATCGCCGATTCGTCTGATTGGCGACTACCTCAAGCGGATGTGGAGCCGCTATTTTCCCAAGTAAACACGGGCTTGCAGGCGCAAGCCAACCTCACCACTTGCCAAGCAGACCTAACAGACGAGAAGACTCTGGCAGCAACCCAAGCCAAGACCATAAGCGACGAGACGCAGCAGATAGCATTGAAGGACAATGAGATTGTGGCGCTCAAGAAAAAGCCCAGCTTCTTCAAGCGAATAGGTTCAACGATGAAAGCTGTTGGCGTTGGCATCGGCATTGGCATCCTGGTCGTGGTGCATTAATAACCAGCCGCCTTGCGCCTCGCGGCGGCAGCGCCCTGGTCGTACTCCTCGCCGTACACCAAGTTTCCCGATCCGCCGACCATCACGCCCAGACCTTCCCTGCTCAAGCGCTTCTCCCAGTACCATCTTTCATCATCCCAATCCTTCTGGCGCTTCAAGTTCTGCGAACCTACGGAACCGTGCTTGCTGTTGTATGTCGAGGAGCACACCTTCGAGCAGTACAGCCGCCCGTTGCTCTGCGTCATGCGCCGCCTGACGGCTCCGGCGTCTATCTTGAACTTCTTCTTGCAATACGCGCAATGGGCTGTCGATTGCGAGTCGCGCCTCCAGCCGGTCGCCCACCTGCCCTTCGCCTTCGGCTGATTGTTCCTGCATTCCATCGAGCAATAACAGTGCTTCAGCCCGATCCGCGCCGCACGCCTGACCCGGCTCCCGTGCCGCTTGAACTTCTTGCCGCACCTGTCGCATTCCAAAATCACGGGGGGCTTGCGCCGAGCCCTGTTCGCGCAAGCCTTCGTGCAGCATACGAGCACGCGCCCGGCTTTCCTCCGCTCGGCGGCGGCGAAGGGGCTCCGCTCGAAGAGCCGCCTGCATCCCGCGCATCTCAGCGTGACCTTCGGCGCGGGCTTCTCCTTCCATGCCGCCTTCGCGGCGCACGACTTGGAGCAGTAGAAGTTCGTCCGCCCCTTCCGCCTGAGGTGGTCGATCACCCGCTTGTGCCTCTCGTATGTGCGCTTGCACACCGGGCACTCCAGCCTGAGCACCGGGTTGGGCTTTTGCGTGTTGACCAGGTTGGCGCAACGCCTTGAGCAATAGGACTTGATCCCTTTCGCGACATGCCGGTTTATCGCCGCCGTCCTGCGGGTGAAACTCTTGCCGCATTTCGGGCAGGGAATCGTTGACATCAAGACCATATGATTACCGCCCCAGTGCGAATTGACGCAGATACTTGGCGAGTCCAGCCGCCCTCTTTGGATCATCCTGTAAGTGTCCGAGGGCTATGTTGCATCCACGGCACAAAATGCCCCTGATCTGTTTGGTTTTGTGGTCGTGGTCTATGTGGAAGGCATAAGCCCCTGACACGGGAGTCCTGCATCCGGGGTTAGCACAACAGCTTCCTTGGGAAAGGAACCGCTGTTCTTTCTCCTCCTGCGAGACGCCGTATTTCCGTTTGATCCAGTAATCCGGGTTCCTTCTACGCCATGCGTTGGAGGCGCTTTGGGCAGCCCAAGAAGTTCTTTGCTTGAAGCGACGAGCTTCTTTTTCTTCCAGTGTCTCATCCAACCTGCGCTGCCGCTCTCTTGCGTTGCGTGCTTCGTTGTTCCTGTAGGACATGTTAAGCAATACGACTTAACAGGCGTTAAGACCGAAGCATTAACCCATGCGTGCTTGCGCAGGGAAGCCCGCACGGCGAGGTTTGGGCCGCAGGCGGTATCTAACTGTCATCATGGGCAAGCATCCCAGGGACGGGGACTACGACGCATTCGTCGCCCGATGCCGATCACTGGCGGCCAAGGGCGTCAAGCTCGTCGATGCCGCAGGGCAACTGGGCGTGGGCGTCGGCACGCTGACGGGCAGGCTCCGCCACGGCCTGCATTGCGGCTGGACGGACTTGAGGGTCGAGGCGGGACTGGCGGCTAGGCGGAGCACGCCCAGCAAGCACAAGGGCACCAAGCGAAAGAACCGCCACGTTTCCCCCGGCGACAAATGGCGCGAGGTGGACGAGGACGCGGCGAAATGCGCGAAAGCGCAGGCAAAACCGGCCAATCCCGTCACGGTGATGACCAGCGAGGAGTTGAAGGCGATGGACCTGCGGAAGGGGTACGTGGGCAACAGGACGAGCGCCAACAGGGTCGCCAAGCGCTGGATGCTGCGCGACTACGGCGATCAGATACACAACCGCGAATGGTACGGGGAGCAGGCCAACGAGCAAGAGGACGAGGACTTAGGCGACTAATTACCCAATGACAAAAGGATTCACGCATTCATATCGCGGAGTAGACCCACAGGGATTCTAACTAATGGCAACACCCATGAGTTACTCTTCGCGACAGCGGAAGCACTTCAAGGGATGTTGCTTGGCGCATTCCCGGCATTGCGGATCACGAGCTTGGCTCTTGAGCGGCAACTCCTCGGGTCGGCTGCGCGACTTACTGGCGAATGGGTCGGAGGCGTTCATCTCGCCTTCGATAAGCCTGCGGATCACGGCGCTAACGCTGAGCTTGAACTCCAAGCCGCGTGCGACCATTCGCTGGTGCTGTTCGGGTGTGAGGTAGATTCCATAGAGTTTGAATTTCATGAGTGTTAATACTAAGTGTTAACAGTAATGAGTGTTAACTATTAACGTATTAACAGGGAATGAAACGGTGTGCTGATCAAGCTTCATAACAGTCCGCCGCGTCGCCACTTCGTCCCGACCTGAGCGGTTCCAAACTAAAAGTAACCCGTATGTTTACCATCTCGCCATCATTACCTCATCGTTTGGTAACCACCCCGAGGCTTCGGGTGCTAAGTCGTTGAGTCTATTGCTTCTGCTATTGGGGCAAGGGGATTCAAACCTGCGCTTCGCAGCCACCCTATGCCTTGTCACTAGTGCCACAGGTACGGGGGTGGGGGGAAAGTACTAGGGGCTTTCGCTTGCGTCTCGCCCACGGTGTTCGCTCAGGAATTTTATTAACGATCTGAAAGTAAAGGACTTAGAAGTTACACTCCTTAAGCCCAATGGTCTCAATCCGTCCCGTTTTTGCCTTTTCCCGCTTGGTGCTCGTAACTCCGTGGTTTTCACGTCATAGGTGAGTATTTAGCAGACAGAAGAGGTCGCCTATGAGCCGTGACGAGATGTTCCCAGTGGACGACGATTACCCTTTTGGTGTCGGTGGTGCCGACGTTAAAGGCTTCCAGCAAGCCGATCATCCCAACCTTCAACCACCAGCCAACTCAATGTTGCACCTGTCAGTCAAGCCCGACCGCACTAAGGCGCTTGCTGTAGCCGACCATGCTGCCCAGTTGCTCCGGCGACTCCTAAACCAAGGCGTCCTGCTCCCAGACGAGTATGTCACTGAGTTGAACCTTGTCAGGGCGGACCTTGGTCTTGAGCCCCACCCGCTGCTCCACTATGACAAGGCTACCAGGGAATGGCACTAATGCCCGGCTCCAAGAAGCGCAAAAAGAAAAAGAGGAGCATTAAATGTCCCGCAAAGAAGTGATGACCAACGCGCCGAAAAACCCGCAGGATGAAGTTAGCTACACAGTCAACGAACTGGACAAGTTCCCGCCGAGGGAATACAAACGGACGCTTTATACGGTTGTAGAAATTTCTCCGCACAAAGTTGTGCTTCGCCGGGAACCCGACGGGACGATTTGCGAGCTTGCGGATCCCGGTTCTTACTATGCGGGAAACAGGCTTGAGGCACCAGCAGAACAGTTCCAGAGGTGGGTGGTTCATGCCGAACCGCAACACAAGGTGGGGGCTCAATGGACTTGGATCAGCAACGCTGAAGTGGCAGCTATCCAAGAAGGTCAGGCAGCACCGGTTTCCGCCCAAGCCAAGCCCGAAATCCCCGACACCAAATTACGCGAGATAGCCCAGAAAGTGTATTGGGCTGTGGAGAGGTACGGGCTTGACCCCGAGTCTGAGAAATCGGGCGAAGCCGTCGCGATCCTGAGAAAGCTGGTGAACGATGCCCGATAAGAATTACTGTACGACCAGAGTTTACACGGGATTTGATGAGAATGATGAGCCCACCTATCGCGAATGCGGCGAACCCGCCCGATTCAAAGTTAAGACGCCGACTCGCGTCTATTGGAAGTGCGTAGAGCATTGGGACGAATGGGAAAGAACCGCTGGGCAAGTATCCGCCAAGCGCAAGCTGATTGAGGAGTCGCGATGGGCTACCAAGTGGAAGTGAAGTCGGCGGGTAACAGTCCGGTCACGTTCTACACGGGCTGGAAAGCATTCGTGCTCTGGTACCTGCTTAAATGGAACCGTCCCATGACGACGAAGCTATATCGTAGGTGGTTCGCATGTCTGTGATCGACCAATACGCCCAGATGCTCAGCGCTAGGACTAGACCTAAGGCGGACATAGCCAAGTTGCTGGACCAATTCTTCCTAGATCGGATGTCCGAGCTTGACGCCCAGATAGACGAGCTTGCGGGATCGGGTGGGGAAGCGTTTCAAGCTGGTAAGAAAGCCGCTGAAGAATTCATGAAGAGCAAGGAGACCAAACATGCAGGGTGACAAACTAGCAAGTGGGTACAGGGGACCGGTTACATTCCGCGTCCCCGGCGAATACGTGGACACGACCACGATAGACGACTTCCACCAGATGCCCGAAGGGGAATTCCGCGCCAAGTACCTTGTGACGGGTGAGGAGTACGCCGACCTGGCGACCGAAAAGGATGCCGAGACGGCTGTCAAGAAGCTCTCGTCCTTGGTTAAGTTCAACCGCACCGTAGCCGCCGAAGAAGCTCCCGTGTCCGTGGTTGACAAACGACAATTCACCGCTGCGGGAGAGCCGAAGCCGAAGAAAAAGTTAGAGAAGATGCCCCGCCCCATCGGCGACAGGGTGTTGCTGCGTCGCGAAGAGGAAGCAGCCTATAGCGAAGGCGGACTCTACATCGAGGGCATCGCGAACGTGAAGCCGTCGAAATGCCAGATTCTAAGTCTAAGTGAACGCCCCTCGAACGAATTCGCCACTGCGGCTTTGGCAGCGCTGAAGGTCGATGAATGGGTGCTCATTGCCCACAACACCGGGGATGAAGTGACGCTGGACGACGACTCAAAAGCGGTTATTGTTTACGTCTACGACATTCTTCTCGCCTATTAGACGTATCTATTAGTGTGGCTAACTCCTATCGTTTCCCAGAAAACGGCGTCATAGCCGACGCCCTTTGCCGCAATGAGCGCGTGAAGAAGAGGATCATCAGCGTCGCTGCGCGAATGCAGCAGGTCTATCATCTCTCGGTCCATGCCAGGGAGGACTTGGAAACACGCGTCATACTTCACATCTACATGGCTGACTGGCACCGCGTTCTTTACAAGGGTGGGTTGCGACCCCGCAAGAACGACTCCATCAACCGTATCATTTCCCACCTTCTCGAATACACGCTCTCCCTCGTCCTCAACTCCATGCGCAAGCAACTCCATGATGAAACCTCCAACGGACTCAAAGGCTTGTCCGACAAGAAACCATCCGAGAAGCCCATGTGGGTGGACGATGAAAGAGACGACCTCGGCGCTGACGGAATGGGAGACAGGTACGCCGCGCTCCAAATATCCGCGATGGCGCAAGGATGCCTATCCGCGCTGGAATGGCAAGCTATTCAACTATCGCATGGGTTCGACGGCGGGGCTTCCAGGTCATGCCGCGAAGTCGCAGCCGAGCTTGAGATGAGCCGCGCCGACACGCAGGAACTTCTCGACGGGGCGCTGCTCAAGGTTCGAGCAACCATCGGTATCTTTTGATATGAGCGTTCTTGTCGAAGCTGCGGTAATCGTGTCCGCCTATGTCGCTGGTTGCGTGACCGGGCATACCGTGGTCACCTACGTGAAAGCCAAGGTGACAAAACTTCTTCAGCCGCTTCATAACAAATTAGACGCCCTGCTTTCTCGTCCCCTCACCGGGCAGAATGACGTGACGGTCTACCAAAAGAGGAAAGAATAAATGCCTGCCATTCTACACACTTCGAACAAAGTAACTTGCCCCGTGCTTGACGACGCCTTCAACGGCTACTCGTGGGGGCACATGAGCGGCTACAACGACACGCCTCCAACGGACGGCGTCACCGAGTACGCCGAAGCCATTCCGGCGAACGGCACCATCGGCTTGCAGTTCAACCTCCGCCGCTTTCCCGCCGCGACCAACCAAGAACGCGCCATCACATGGGAATACGAATTCCCTAATGCGCCTTCGGCTGTCAGCCTGTCTCTGGTAGGTTCGCTGCGTCCGTGGCCGACTTCCGAATACGTTGTGATCGACACGGGCACGAATCTCGCCGGTGAAGTCCGCGCAGTGCCTCAGGACAAGATCGCAGGCTTCAGGTTCCTCGCTATCCAAGTCAACTCCAGCACGGCAGTCAGCCTAGTTCTCGCCCTCGCATCGGTGGTCACATCGGTTAGCGGTTCCGCCGTCTACACGGGAACGATCACAGGCGGCGCAGCCAACGCATACGTCGGACTGACTTTCGTCATCAACGGTTTCCAGAACCCGTCCAACAACGGCACGTTCATTGCCACGGCGTCGAGCGCAACCACGCTCACACTGCTCAACGCGAACGCCGTCGCCGAGACATTTTCGGCTGTTGCCACGACTGGAGTGACGCCGTACAACACATCGTCCGTCGCCGCAGCCACATCGACCGCAGTCGGACCGTTGTCCTTGACCAACGCCGAAACCGCCGTGGGCGCTAACACGACTTACGAGGGCACCATCACTGGCGGGGCGCAGAACGCCTACGCGGGAGTGCTCTTCACGGTTGCGGGATTTGTCACCACACCCGCGAACAACGGAACTTACGTTTGCGTCGCATCCACGACCTCGACATTGACCTTAGCCAACAGCGGGGGGTTCGCCGAGGCACATCCAGCCACGGCAAGCGGCACGCAGAACTCCGCCGTCTACACCGGAACATACACGGGGGGAGCGTCCAACGCTTTCGCCGGTCTGATCTTTACGGTCACCGGATTCACCAACGCCGCGAACAACGGAGTGTTCTATGCGTCGGCATCGACCGCGACAACGCTCACTTTGAGCAACGCGAACGCGGTAGCCGAAGTCGCGTCGGCTGTGCTTTACACAGGATTACCGGAGTCTATCATCGCGAAAATCTCCGGCTAAAGGGGAGCAACATGACGCCAGTACATGAGCTACATCTGGTGCTCGGCGTCTCACTGTTGAGCCTCGCAGCATCAGCCTACAACCTATTCCACATGACTCACGGGTTCACCGTCTACTTTGACGAGACGGTTCAATCCGTGAAGGACTTCGTGCGCGAAGAGGTGTCCGCCTACGTCTCCTCGGAAATCAAGACCGCACAGAACCGCGTCGCTGGTATGGACCGCCGCGTCTGCTCCGTCTGCGGCGAACGTTTCTCCCGATTCAATCTGATGGGCGACACAGTGTACTGCATCCCACACACACCGAAGAAGGTGACCGATGGCTGATCCAAACTACGTCCAGTCAAAACAAGTCATCACGATTTGTCACCCGATTGATCCGGAGCAGTTGTCCGCCTACGTGGTGGACGCAACGCCGCCTCCCGGCACGCCCGGTCTTGTTGTCTACGGATTCAGCACCGGTGGTGCTGTTCAAGATACGCAGGATGCTGCTGATGGCTTGATCGGGGGATCATGTCCCGCTTACGCCATCGGTCTTGGCTACTGCAACGGCGGCGTATGGACGCAGGTAACCCCAAGCACTCCGTTGCCTGTCACGAGCGCTGGTGGTGGCGTCGCGGCAAACATCACGGAATGGAATTCCATCAGTCTGGGATCACCCACGGCATGGGGAATCGCACCGCTAACAGGAAATGTAATAGGCGTCAACGCGAACATTTTGAATTCCAGCATCGCGGTGACAGGAACCGTCGCGGTCTCTTCTCTGCCTGCTATCACCGGCACCGTCACAGCCAACGCAGGCACAGGAACTTTCAACGTCGCGGGTGCGGTCACGGTTTCTGGGACTGTCGCATTCTCCAACACCTCTATTCAGGTCAGCAACTTCCCCGCTTCGCAAATCGTAAGCTTCAACTCCATCGCCCAGCCCGTGACATTGGCGTCATTACCGCTGGGTGCGGTCAACCTGACGGAACTCAACTCGGTGGGACTGGGTTCGCCGTCCGCCTACGGAACAAGCCCCGGCTCGATCAATGTCCAGGGCGTCAACGCCTACGTCACGAACACCGTGGCCGTTTCGCTCTCGGCCCTTCCGTTGGGCGCGGTCAACCTCACGGAAGTCGCGGGCGCGGCCCTCGGCTTGACCGCCGTGGTGGCCTACGGCTCGACACCGGCGGCGGCGCTTGTCCCCGCCGTTAACGCCTTCCAGACGAACGTGGTGTCCGCCGCGTCAATCGCCGCCGCCATCGTCGCCAACCCGGGGACGCAGCCCGTGTCCGGCACTGTCACGGCCTTGCAGGGAACATCGCCTTGGGTCGTGGGCGGCACCGTGACGGCCAACGCGGGGACCGGCACATTCGCGGTCGGCGGAACAGTCGCGGTCTCGAATTTCCCCACCAGCACGACGATCACAGGAACAGTCGCTGTCACGCAATCCACATCGCCATGGGTCGTCTCCGGTGCCGTGACCGTCACGGGCACTGTCGCATTTTCCAACACGACAATCGCTGTCACGAACACCGGCACGTTCGCGGTGCAGGCCGCGCAGAGCGGCGCGTGGACTGTCGCGGTCAACAACTTCCCGGCGACGCAAGCCGTCAGCGGAACAGTGACCGCGTTGCAGGGAACGTCGCCATGGGTAGTCAGCGGCACGGTAGCCGTCAGCGGAAGCGTGGCGGTCACGGGGACATTTTGGCAGGCTACGCAGCCAGTCAGCATCGCATCCACCGTCAATGTCGATGTGACCAACACCGTCCCTGTCACAGGAACCTTCTGGCAGGCCACGCAGCCCGTAAGCGGAACAGTGGCGGTCTCGAATTTCCCAGCCACGGTCGCAGTCACTCAATCGACATCGCCGTGGGTCGTATCCGGCACCGTCGCATTTTCCAACACCACTATCGCCGTCACGCAATCAACAAGTCCGTGGGTCATTTCGGGGGCGATCACCCTTGCGTCCACGACTGTCACCAACACGGTGACGGTCGCCGGGAACCTGACCAACAACAGCGCCGCGCCAATCGCCGACAATTTGGGCGTGCTTGGATTCATCGCGGAGTCCGCCTACGCCAACCTGACTTACACGAGCGGAGATCAAGTCCTCGCCGTCACCGACATCCACGGCGCGATCAACCACGATCTGCAGGCCGTGGCTGGTGCGGCTGTGGTCACGGCGGCGGCAGGCGTGCAGGAAGTCGGCATCGTCGGGCACGCGGGCGCGAGTCTCGACAGCGCGATAACAGCGGCCACGGCCCCGGCCAACGCGTTGGCGGTCAGCGACACTTTCAACACGACCGCGCCAACCTTGACGACCGGCCAGTCCGTGGGCATCCAGGGAGACGTCCGTGGCTCGTTGCTCGTGAGCACGGAAGGCCGCAAGAGCACATTCAGGGTCCCGTTCAGCAATGCGCAGCTTGCGTCGGCGACATTCCCGGGGGTCGTTTTCTATGGCAGCACGAGCAAACTGACCAAGGTCACGAAACTGCGGTTCCAGCTGACAACAGCGACGCAGGCTTACGTGGCGATGACCGTGGCATCGCAAAGCGCCGCATGGACGGGAGGAACTTCGTATCTTTACAACACGTTCAGCATGGACACCAGCGGTCCCGCGCCCACGAGCGCGATCTACCTGTACGGCGCTCTCGCCACCGGCGGCGGCGGCACGCAAATCCAGCTCAATGTCATACCGTTCGTCACCATGGCCACCACCACCATTCTCAGTTCGGCAAACGCGGTTTACGAGGAGGTCCTGGGCGACGGCGTCGGGAGACAGCCGTACCTCCTGCGCTCCGGGTACAACATGGCATTTTTCTTCTCGGCGGGATGCACGTTGTCCGGCTTCGTGGAATGGACCGAGGAATAGGGAATAATTTATGGCAATCTCACTGTTGACACCGGTTTCGTATCTGCTCCAGGGCGACGGCGCAAGCACGTCGTTCTCCTTCAATCTCGGCTTCGAGCCGATTTCGGTATCCCTCGTTTCCGCGCTCTACAACGGGGTTGACGTGTCGGCGAACATCACGTCCATCACGCTGAATGGCCAGAACATGAAAGTCACATTCCTTGCCGCGTTCGCCTACGAGTTCGAACTGATCGTGAACTTCATCCCGGCGCTGTCCACGCTTATCGTCGGGTCGGTGAACTTGGTGACGGGCATCTCGGCCACTTATTACGCGGCGTCCGGCACGGTCAGCGCGAATGTCGTCACGCCAACGTTCACGCCTGTGCCGGGGATCGTGTTCCAGCTGCAGGGATCGGCGACGAAAATCGTCAAGATCGTCAGGTTCAACTTATCCGGTCACGGCGGGTACGCCACGGGCGCGGTTGATGTGGTGATGTCCCGCTACAGCACCACCGCCACGGGAGGCACCGCCGTGGCCATAAGCCCCGGCGTGGCCAATCCCGTTGTCGATGCGCCGGCGACGGCGGTAGCGAAATATTTCACCGCTCCCCCCACGGCGGGGACATTCGCGCAGGGTCCGATCCGGTGCGAGGCGGTCACGTTCTGCGAATCTCCGGCGGTTCTGCAACCGTTCGTCAGCGAATTCGGAACCGCTCCCGGGGCGAGAGCCTTCGTGCTCAACGGCGTCAACGACTTTTTCGTCGTGAGCATCGTCGGTGCCATCAACGGAAACGTTTGCGAGTTCTGGGTGGAGTGGACGGAGCAGTGAGGAATAATCTATGGCAGTAGTACTCGTATCAACAACAAGCTACGTGTTGCAAGGCGACGGCGTGAGCACGTCGTACAACGTTCCCCTTTCATGGACACCCACGACGGCGACCATCCTGTCCCAATCCGTGCCGCTGACGGGGGTTGCGACCACAAACGTCACGGGGATCACGATCCAGCCGTACACCGCCGTGATCGCCTTCACGCCTTTCACGGGTCAGATACAACTCGTCGTGTCCTACGACCCGCCGCAGTACGAGCTTCAGAATCCCGCGCAGCAACCGGCTTTCCAGTCGGTGGTGGTTCCCAATCCCGCACCGGGCGCGAACGTCAGCGTCACGGTTCCGCTCAACACGCAATGGACGCTGCGATCAATTTATGTGGGACTCACCACGTCGGCCACGGTTGGGAACCGTTATCTCGGGGTGCTGATCAAGGACGCGGCTGGAAACATCATGAGCCAGACTTTCTCCGGTCATACGCAAGCGGCTGGGGCTATCGGGGTTTACACCTTCGGTCAAGGGCTTACGGCGACGACCGTTGATGACGTTTACTTCACGGCGGCGATGCCGACCATTGTCGTGGGTGTGGGTTACACCGTCGAGATTCAGGCCGTGGGCATACAGGCGGGTGACCAGATCAGCACATACACGCTCGGGGTCGAAGCCACGGTGGTGCTGTAAACCCATTCGGTAACTTCCTCTAGCGGGACTTAACCATGGACATATCAAACGCAATCGTCGCAGTAACATCGGTATCTTTTGGCAGCATGAACTATGAAGCAATAGTCGCCTATTCCGGCGTCGCCGCACTGGTTTTGTCAATCTACCAGCAATTCAAAATCCAAGCCTTGGCTGCTAAGAACGACGCAGCCAAGCTGATCGCTGCCGCTTTGGTGGTCGCCGACAAGGTACTCGCCGACGCTAAGGTTACGGCAACCGCGCTTGAGAAGAAGGAGTAACTGTGCCTGCCTCAGTACCAGACACCAATGCACTAATCGAAGAAGCAATCGCTACACAAGGCGGCACCAAGCCTAAAGTTCGCGGTAGGTCACGCTACTGTCGCAAGGCACTTGTGTGCATCATCGGCAAGACCTTGGAAGAACGGGAGAAGTACACGCCGAAGACAGGACTTGAAGAGTCGATGAAGAACCTCCATGGTTTGTCTCTCAAGCAGAACGGAACCGCTATCCAAGCTATGAGACTCATGATGGAAATTCTCGACGAAACACCTACGAAGAGAGGTGCTGCACTCAGCGCGGAAGAGAAGAGACCAGACGTACACGTCCGATCCGGCTTGCCTGCTGTTGATCGCACGCAGTAATTAATGTCGAAATTCGCGAAGGCAATACCCAACAACCCATACGCGGTTTATGTAGACGGCAAACTCGCCTACAACCCATCCGATAAGCAGATAGAGTTCCACAAGAACCCAGCGAAGTACCGTCTCTACGGCGGCGCTAAGGGCGGTGGCAAATCTCTCTGCCTTCTCTGGGAAGCGATGGAATTCTGTCAACGCATCCCCGGCTGCAACGTCCTGTTGCTGCGTCGTACCTATCCCGACCTACAGAAAACGTTGATGGATCACTTCGAGAAAAAGGTTCCATCGTCCTACTACGGCGGCCCTCGCTCGTGGAACCACAACGACCATGTCGTCACCTTCCGCAACGGCTCCAAGCTCTGGTTCGGCACGTGCCAACACGAACACGATGTCTACACCTACAACGGCGGCGAATACGTCTTCATCGGAATCGACGAAGCCACGGAGTGGACCTATGAGATGTTCCAGTACCTCACCCTCCAGAACCGCTGCCCGATCAAGGAAGACAAGGACGGCAGACCGGTGGTGCCGTGCATGGCTCTAGCGAGTAACCCCGGAGGAATCGGCTCCGACTGGATCGAGGCGTTGTTCATCGGCAAGAAGGACGAATCGGGAAAACTAGTCCGCAACTTTGAAATCGCCCAGAAATATACCCACAAGAGAATCACGAAGTACGATCCGAGCCGTTACTCCTACATCTTCTCGTCGGTGTACGACAATCCGGCGTACAAGGATGACCAAGAGTACATCAGCACGCTTGAATCGGCATCATCCGATTGGAAAGCACGATACCTTTACGGTTCTTGGGACACAGTCGCCGGGATGTTCTTCGAGCGCTTCGATCCTGCGGTTTGCGTGTACGAAAAACTGTTCTCCGTCTACTTCAGCGCCGTCAATCTCACCCGCCGTCAGCATCACCACGACAAGTGGATAGGAATCGACTGGGGATACCAGCACCACTGCGCCGTGTTCTGGGCATCCAAGGTCACTTTGCCCGACGAGAACGGCGACGAGTACGAAGCCACGCTGATTTATCGCGAGATGGTAGTCAACAAGACCGGCGAAGCAGAGCTTGCCGAGCTTATCGCCAAGGAGTGCGTCTACATCGACTCCGACGGGAACGAACAACAGGAGAACATCGCGGAAATCTTCCTGTCCCCCGACTGCTGGGCTAAGCGCACGAGCCAGAACACCATCGCTGAGGAAATAGGCAACACCCTGAGCCATTACAAGCTTCCCTATCCGACCGTAGCCGACGACGACCGCGTCGGAGGGGCGCGTCTCATGGACGAAATGCTGTCCAGTCGCCCGAATTCCAAGCTCCTCATCTCTTCCGAGTGCGATGAATTGATCGAAGCCATCCCGCGAATGCAAAGGGACGAAAAAAACGACGAGGACGTCAAAAAGACGAAGACAAAGAACGACGACATCTATGACGGATGCCGCTACACACTGAAATCGCAACTCGCTGCGGGAAAAACGTCATTTGAGATGCGCCGACAGAAGATTTTGAGCCAGTGTACCAACGGTAATGAAAAATTGTTCGTTGACTTGCGTCTACGCGCAGAAAAGAAACGCGGAAACGGCATTGTCTTCGGTAAACCGCGCAGTTTTGGACGACCATCGAGGTAAATCATGTTTGAACGCATTAGAGAGTTTTTTCGCACGCTTTTCACCCACCGCGCCATCATCGAACGGTTGGAAGCCGACCTCAGGCGGCAAATAAACCAAGTTGCTATCAATTACGACCTCGCCGAGGAGTACAAGGACGGCGTCCGCCTGCTTGGTAACGCCATCGCATACAGAATCGAGCAGGACACCGCCGAAGACGCCAAGCCCCCATCAAAACAGATTCGTCTCCGCCGTCCGACCTATCTCGATTGGCAAATGACTTACGAACGAGAGCATAACGCCGCGTGGAAGGTCGAAAAGCAAAAGAACGACGCGATTATGAAGAGTTAGGCGTCGGTATCTTTTGTCAAGAGGGAACAACTATGTTCGACACACCATTCCAAAGTTTCAGCAAGAACGCAGCTAAGGACTCAGCCGACGATCAGGGGCATGAGGACAACAAGAAACCATCCAAGACATCAACCAAGGGCGGAGCCGCAGGCGCTTCATCTCGTTCGTCTGACGACGTAGAGAAGACGGGAACTATCTCAGCTAAGTACGACGGAACCTATGTAGTGGACCCCGGCGACGGCACCAAGCACTATCATCCAAACCATGCGGATGCTATCCAGCACTTGAGCGAAGCTCTATCCAAGGAAAGCACCGATGGTCAGGAACACACCAAGGGCGGTCCGAGCGCAAGCAAGGTCAGCAAGCACCACGAGATCAGCGGCGAAATAGCGCGATAGCAATGGGCAACGCCGACGCTTGTAAACGGTATTACCAGAAGAATAAGAGCCGATGGCAGGAACGCGCACGTGAAAGGTATCACAGACGCCGTGAACAAGTAGCCGCTCGATTCCTCGAAATAAAGGCTGCCGTCCTAACTCACTACGGTAAGAACGAAACACTCCAATGCTGTTGGCGTGATTGTGGAGTAGTTGACATAGACATGTTGACTCTTGACCACGTTAATGACGACGGCGCAACTGACAGGCAATCGCGTGGACGAACTCAAGGGGGTGGAGTTCATCTTTACAGAGCGTTGATGACTGAAGGTTACCCAAACGGGTATCAGACATTGTGCGCTAACCACCAATTGAAGAAAGAACTACTGAGGCGCAGAACTAATGCCGTGGAAGAGTGACGCACAAAGACGCTGGGGCAATTCTCCGGCAGGTCACAAAGCATTAGGTGATTCAGGAGTTGACGAGTGGAACTCGGCGTCGAAGGGCAAAAAGCTGCCTAAGAAGGCGACTAAACCGTTCACCACTCCAAAGGCAGAAAAGTAATGGCTGGATTCACCACACCCACGACAAAGAAAGCGCACCCCGGATTCAAAGCGGTGCAGAAGAAGATTCAGGGCGAAGGCTACGGCAAAGAAGCCGCAGGCGCGATCCTCGCAGCTTCCAGTCGTGCGGCGTCAAAGGGCGCAAAAAAGGCTAACCCCCGGTTGAACCGCGTAAAGGGGTAAGCAATGGCTGACGCCATCGACGAAGACGTTCAAGAACAGTCCAATACACCTCAGACGGGCGGTAATGACGAGAGTCAGCAGCCGAACGTAGGTGCATCTCTGTCTGCCGATCCGCCGCCTGAGATCATCGCGGAACTCCGCACACTAATCAAGAAATTTGCAACTGAAGAGATGCCCAACCGCAGGCATGAGCTTATCCGCGCCCGTGAGCAGCGTTTCTTCTGGAGAGGTTTTCAGTACGCGGTCTACAGCGCCGACTCGGGCGCTTGGGCCGTGCCTTATACTGGCGGTCTCCCCGCCCCCATCGGCGGCGATGAGGGCGATCAGAACCGTTTCTTTTACGTCACCAACATCTACACGCCGCTGGGCAAGTCACTCATCTCCGCCCTTGTTGGTCAGGTACCCGGCGTGCGCTTCCTGCCCGGCGATCCCAATAACATCGACGACATCGACGGCTGCAACGAAGCCGAGAAGTACCGCAAGCGCTTCTACCACGACATAAACGTTGACCAGCTTTTGAAGGACATCGCCGAGAAGGCATGGACCGACGGTCGCGTGATCATCCGCCTCGAAGAAGAAGACGATCCCGACCACATGGACGAGAACGAGAAGCCGTACAAGCGGCAAGTGCCCCGCGTCTACGGCGTACTCGAAGGCAAAGTGCCGATTTCCCTGCGTTGGCAGAGCGAATTCCATTACATGCAGATAGCCACGGAGCAGAACGTCTACATGCTCAAGGCCAAGTGGCCAGAGAAGCGCGACAAGATCAAGAAGAACAGCAGCGGACCCGGAGAGGACGCGTTTGATCGCATCTGTCGTCTGGGGACGATGCAAGGCACGGAGTTCATGGTTAGCGGCGACACCTACGCCAACCTAGCTACCGAGCAATACACATGGATTCGCGCCGAAGCCTTTGAAGCCTGCAAGGACGATGGGCGTCGCGCCCAATTGCAAGAAGCATGGCCGAACGGTGTGCGCGTCTGCTACATCGGCGACGAGTTCATCGAAGCCGTTGACGAGAACATGGATGATGTCCTTATCGTCTATCTCCCGCAGCCCGGCGACGGCCAAGCGGTCGCAAGTCTCGGGGAGTTCGTCGTGCCAATCCAACGCCGCGTCAACAATCTTTCAAACCTCGCTCAGGAAACCTACGAGCGCGGCGCACCCACCAAGTTCGTGGACGTGCAGGCGATTGATGTGGATGCTCAAGCAGACCAAGTAGCAAGCCCCGAAATGTGGACAGGCGTCAAGCGCCCGAAGGGCGAAGCCATGTCCAACCTTTTCTACAAAGAACCTCCCGCTTCGATGGCTCCAGACCTACTCGCTACGTGCAAAGACCTCATGGGCTCACAGGCACAGATGGTATCTCAGGTACAGCCGTCGTTGTTCGGTGGCAGCATGGTCAACAGCAAGACCGCTGCGGTGTACGCGCAGTCCCGCGACCAAGCTATGGGAGCGTTGGGCATCAGCTACGGACCTTTGAAGATCGCCCTCGCGAAATTGATCGAACTCGCCGTGAACATGGCGAAAAAGGACGAGCGCAACCTCGGCGGAATGATCCCCGACGACTTCGGCGGCTACATGGGCGTGGACATCGACAGCCAGAAGCTCAACGCCGGAACCTACCACTGCAAACCTGAAGTGGACGAGGGAATTCCAGAGTCGTTTTCGCAGCAGCGCCAAAACTTCCAGCAGCTCACCCAGTTCATCGGACCTACGCCTGTTGGGCAGAAGCTATTGCAAGACCCGAACAATCAGAACCTCTTCAAGAAGTTTTCCGGCGTTAACGGATTCTCTGTTCCCGGTGCGGACCAGCGCAACACACAGCTTCGCGAAATCAAGCAGCTATTGAACGGTGTGCCCATTCCGCCGACGCAAGAAGACCTCCAGAAGGTCGCGCAGCACCAGACTCTTACTCAGGTAGCCGGGCACCCGTCCCCGCAGCCGCAACCGGAAGACTTGATGCAGTCGTCCGTCCCGATTGATCCCGAGTTTGACGATCACGCGGTTCACATTCAGACAATCAAGGATTGGATGTACTCGGACGAAGGACAACAGGCAAAGATTTTGAACCCCAAGGGATTCATGAACGTTCGCCTGCACGCCATCTCGCACCTCCGCGCTTCGACGCAAGGACCAGACGCGGCGGAGCCGTTGCAGGATCGCATCCCAGACCCGTCGAAGGCAATCGCGGCATCCAGCGCCCAAGCCGCTATGGCTGGTCACGCGCAGGCATCACAACCGCCAGAGCCAATTCCAGAAGGCATGGCTCCAGCCGGTGTTCCACCAGCGGGGCAGTAAATGAATCCCCTACAGGTTTTAGCAGACGGCGCATCCATGAGCGGCTTTGTGTCCGGCGAATCCAACCAGCCTCCTCGCGAGTGCGGTCATTGTGTCTGGTATAAAGCTGACCATTGCCATCATCCTGTCGTTCAATTGGACCCCGAAGTTCCCGGCGAAGACGGCAAGCCCAAGCCAGTACGCGACGAAGACTGCTGCAACTTCTACAAGTCCCCCGGCAAAACTCTTCTCTATTGTTTGAGGCATGGAACCACGGAACTAAACGAAGAAAACAAATTCAGGGGGTTTCTCGACGTGCCGCTGGATGACAAGGGGCGTGCCGACGCCAAAGAGGCAGCGGAATTCCTGCAAGACAAGGGCATCGTCGCTATCTACTCCTCCGACCTTGAACGAGCAATGGAGACGGCACAGATTGTGGGCGAAGCTCTCGGCATCGAACCGTGCTCCGACTACAGGCTGAGACCTTGGGATGTTGGTGACCTCGCCGGTACGGACAGGGATGAGAACCAGGACGTGCTCGAAGACCACATCGACAACCCCGATGATCCTTTGCCGGGCGGCGAATCACTCAATGACTTCGGCGACCGCACACAGGAAGCCATTGAGCATTATCTCTGTGAAGCACGTACAGGCGGAATAACCCTGCTCGTGTTCCACACCAGCAATGAGACTCAACTTCAAAATTACTGCGAGGGTGAAGGTGCTGCGGGTCGCCCCGAATCCAAGGATTCAGTTCTGCCGGGGGGCATCATCCAAGTGACCGAGAAGAAAGATAAGCTCACCTGCGAAGTGGTCTTCAAAGAAAACGGCAGCGCAGAGTACGGCTCCTAATTTCTGCGGACGGGAAGAACTGTCCAAACAGCGCACGGGGGAATGATCCCTCCAGTGGGCGCATGACCACTGCTTACCTAAGGTTGACTCAGACAACCCCAGACGGCACCGTCCGCAGTCGGTATCTTTCCACAGAAGAGACTCGCGCTACCGGACACGCACTCCAGCCTGAACAACAGGGAATCGCGAACACGAGGAAAACATGGCATCATTCGATAGGTACTCCGACCTCCTCGGAGACACTCCCGCAGCAATAGCCCAAGATGAAGAAGTCGTAGACGACCAGCCGGTTGATGATGGCAATGTTGATGACCAGCCCGTAGACGATCAACCAGTTGACGACGAACAACCATCGGATGATGAACAACCGTCTGAAGATGATCAACCAGTTGACGAAGACCAGCAAGATGTCCAGCAGCCGGATGTCGATCTGTACGCCAAGGATCGCGGCACTGACAAAGAGCTTCCTAAGTGGGCGAAGCAACTAGCCAACGAGAAGCCGGAGCTTGCCAACGCCCTCAAGGCTCTTCACTTCGGCAACCGCCAGTACGCGAAGTACGGCACCGTCAAGGAAGTAGCTCGAAAGTTACAGGCTATCGAAGCCTATGGCTCCCCAGAAGAGGCGATCAAGGTCAAGCAGCAATTCGACATGGTCGGCGGCGAAGAGGGCATCAAAGACCTTCAGACCGCAGTCACCGCGTTTCAGACTCACGTCAAGGCTGGGCGCGACGGCGACCCGCAATTCCTCGACGATCTTATCCAAGATTCCCCCGAAGGCTTTTCCAAGCTGATGCCCCAAGCCGCAGTAAAGTGGGCGCAGCAGGACATCCAAGGCTATTCCAACTACATAGCCAAGGCGGCAATGAGCACCCTGTCAACCAACGGCGTGCTCAACGGCGTCTCCATGCTCAAGCAGGCGCTCGACAGCGGCAACGTCGCCGGTGCGAAAGAGTGGACCCAGAAGGTGGACCAAGCCATTGAGGAACTTTACCAAATTGCATCTTCCACACCGGCACCGAAGGTCAAGACGGTCGATCCCAAAGATACGGCACTTTCTCAGCGCGAAGCGAAGGTCAAAGAAGTAGAACAGCAGACTCTCATCAGCAACGTGAAGGCGGCAACCGCTCGTTGGCTTAATCCCGGCATCAAGTCGGAACTTGACAAGGTTCTCAAGGGACGCAAGGTCAGCGAGAACTTCCGCAACCGCGTGGACGCGGACATTCGTACTCGCATCAATGATCTTGTGATGGCTAATGAGACCTTCGTCAAGCAACGCGCAGCATTATTGGCCAAGGGTGATGTGGATGGTCTTGACCGCTTGTGGAAGCAGCACGCTACGCCGTTACTCGCCAAAGCTACCCGCGATTCAGCCAAGGAGTTTGACCTTACGGTGGGGACTTCGCCAAAGAACGGTCAGGCGGCGACACCGAACAAAAAGGTTGGTGCTGTTGCCGGATGGCAGACTACGGACAAGTTTCCGAAGCCTGAAGAAGTTGACACCACGAAGACCACAGAAGAGATGTCTGATAAGAATCAGTTCATCCTCAAGGATGGTCGCAAAATCGCCGTTCGCTGGTAAGCAGTTTGCGGGGGCACAACCACGGGGGTTCTACCGTAAGGTAGAGGCTCTCGGATGAGATTGCTGCTCCCGCAATTTACTCCCCAAAAACTTCGGTATCTTTTTACAGAAGCAAAGACCACTCAAACGGGAACCCAGTCCCGACCTGAAAAGGTGAAAGGGCACTTGAGTTGATCGCGCTAAGCAGTACAGCCACAAACTGAAACAGACGGCAGAGCCCAAGCTGTTCGCCCCAAGCGAAAAACGGGTCAGCGAGTGAGATCAACACCAAAGGGGTCTTTATTTTATGGCTATTCCCAACACACTCAACCAGTCCACGGCGCTAATGTACGAACGCGTTCGCAGCAAAATCGCACTATTGTACCCTCGCGAACAAGTTTTCGCGGACATGATTAAGCGCATCGAGAATGACCTTGTGTCTACTCGTGCGATGCGTATCCCAGTTCAGATGATTTCAGGCTCTCAGTTCGCTCAAACCGTGCTGAATGGGAGCAACACTGTAGGCTTCCCGACACCAACCGCTTCGGACTATGAAGTCTTTCAAACCACCCCAATTGCCTTCGTGCAGAGCACCGGATGGAGCCTAGATTCGGCTTTTGCAACCGAAAGTTCTGAACAGGCGGTTGACAGCTTCGCGAAGCGCGAACTGAAGAACGCCCTTAAAGAATTTGGCTGTTACACCGATGTTATGTGTCAGCAAGATTCCAGCGGAACGATTGACACAGTTCAAGCTATCGGGGCAGGTAACGCCTATCTCGCAGTCTCGAACCCCAACCGCTTTCGTGGCAATGGTACGTATCAAATCGTATCGAGCAATTTCGCCACTCAGCGCGGAACTTTCCAAGTTCTGACCGTTGACCCTCTTGGTGGGCACATCGCCATCTACAATGCCTCCCTACCAGCAGGCACGGTGGTTGGCGACCTAATCCTTATCGCTGGTGCTCCGGGTACTGGTGAGGGTACGTCTTTGAACGGACTCGCCTACATTCAGCAAGACCCCGGTAACTCCGGTTCTTATCTCGGGCTGCTTTTGAGCGATTTTCCAGGAATGCTGCGAACGCCTCACGTGGCTTTCGGCACTCAGGCTCTGACAACAGAAGCCGGTTACGGTGCCATCCAGAAGATGCGCCTCGTTCTCGGCGCTGAAGCGGACCGCGATTTCACTTGGTATTGCGGCGTAGATCAGGAATACAACGTAAACGCTCTGAGTCTTCAACTTCAGCAAATCATCCTCAATCAGGTCAGCGGAAACAACTCAGTCGATCCTGCTAAGTTTGACGCGCCGAAGAATTTCGTCGGTCGTCCTCTCAAGATTTCGCTAACTGCGGAACCGGGACGAATGGACGGTTTGATGCTGAATCACTGGCTGAAAAGTTCAGTCATAGATGGTGGCGGCGACCCTGTGCCTCTGGCATGGAGTGGCGTCACCGAATGGCCTCAGTACGGAAGCGGCGGGTCTCTTGCTCCAAGCACGATGACCTTCCTGATTTCCTACTGGCAGCTTGCGTCGGACAACCGCCGCGCTGGTCTGTACCTCGACGGTCTTCCAATCAGTCCTTCACTGCCACTCGGCAGCAACAACAACAGCTAACGCATACAAGGTCAGAACCTTGAAGGCACGCTTAACGGCGTGCCCTTTGCTTTTGGTGCGTCGGTATCTTTTGGTGTATGGAAGTGGGAATCAGGCACGACCGCAAAGCTCCAGCCTACTGTGCTTCCTTGCTATCAAAGTTCGGAACCAATAGGCATGGGATAAATCGCTACCGAGTTGTATGGAGCGAAGGCGTGTATGACTTACGCGGCGGTCTTTGGCACGATCACTTCCAAGACGGAGCCCACTCTGCGGAGTTTATGGCTCCCAGCGGAGAGCTACTCGAAACCAATCCCGTAGTCGGAAAGAAAGCGGAGTATCGACAAGTCCCCCGCTATCCCGGCGAAGGTCGTTGGGTGCTTGAGAAGTTGCTTCCTCCCTCATGTTCGAAAGAGGACTGGGAAAAACAGTACAGGGATAAGGAAAGCGGTCTTTGTCTTTTGGGTCCGTACCCAGAGCGCGGCACATATCACTGCTGCTACGAGTTGACCAAGGGTGGAAAGTACCGCGAACTTACGGCGGACTTGATCGAAGGGTATTGCCGTTTGATTGAAGCTTCTCGCCAGTACACCCAGCTTGACATCTATCTCGCCGAACGACAGAAGCGAGAGCGTGATGAGAAGGATTGGGAAAACTATTTTGACGCCGTATGGGACGACGCTATGCCCGTTGGCGGAGTCAATCGCTTATTTCAGGCTGTCAGTGGTCCTGTGAACAAGCGCACGAAGCCTGAGGATGTAAATCTCAAGCACGTAGATGAACTACCACTGCCGAAGCACGTGACCAAGCGTCCCGGCTTCTATCAGGTTTAACAGGAGAAGAGAAAATATGGCCGATCCACTTTCAACAATGAAGCAAATCTGGGCAGCGGGAAAAACGATCTTTACCGATCTTGATCCCGGCGCAGCGCAAGCAACTCATTTGTCCGCGCCCCGCAGAAGCCCGTACAAATTCCAGAAACTCAGCCCATCAACCATCGCCGCAACTAAGAAGGAAATCCTCTGGATTTACAACTGCGGTCCTATCGCCCAGTCCTATATGGGGCGGCGCTACATTCTTCCCCCGAAGGAAGGCGAAGATGTTGGCGCTCCGGTCATCGTACATGAAACCGAAATCCAATGGACGAACGTCGGCGAATACAAAATGCAAGCTGTCGAGATGGACGGAAAGTTGTATGCAATGGACATCATCTGCCCGTCAGGCGATGTCGGATGCGATCTGCGTCCGTGGGGCGTCTTTATGACGGCTCACCAGCGCGGTACTCCTGAATTCGATTTCGATCTTGCTGAGGCGAAGGCTAACCTTTTCCGCAAGTACGACGAACTTATCCAGTATGCCGACAAGCTCTGGGACACCGGCGACTATCTCAAGCGCAAGGAAATCACTGAGATTTACCGCATAGCTTGCAGGGCACTCGGCAACGAGAGACCTTGGTGCTTGGTAACTCAGGTAAAGGTCACATGCCCCGCTTGCCGTGGAGCTATCCCACAGAATTGCGTCCAGTGCCCGATTCCCCATTGCGGAGCAATCCTCAACTGGCAGAAGGCGTATCAGTTCGGAAAGATTTCCAAAGACCGCTACGAGTCAGCGCTTGCGGAAGGACTCGTGGTCGTCGATGGAACGGCGCTCAAAGGAATCGCCTCCGCCGAGTAACTCCACGCGGGTGCGAAGCGGGGAGGCTGGGCCTCTTCTCTCGGTCTCCCCGTTCTTAAGGTGAAATGAATGCCACTCTCTCGCTATGACATAGGTCTCCTCGATAACGTCCCCCGCCCAGCGGGTGGGGCGAGTTGCTATGTTTACAACCAGCCGACATCGGGCATCACGCTTCCCACAGAAGATGGAACGGGATACACGACACCCGGCTCATGGTCAACATCTGCTTCGCCTCTAGCGACGATCTACAGCGACAGCCTTGGAGCCGATCCGCTTCCCAATCCTTTCTTGCTGGACCCAAATGGAAATGGTTGGTTCTATGCGGTAGATGGGCTGTACACCATTGTCTTCGTTGGCTCCACGCTTGCACAGATTGACATCGTTGCCGACCAAGCTCTGGTCACGTCCTCTGCGGGTGGGGTAACTCTCCAAGCCAATGGCGTCGCACTCAGCAATCAAGCGTTGCTCAACATTGTGCAAGGCTCGAACATCACAGTCGCTGCCAATGGTGGAAACATAACAATTTCTGGCACGGCAGCGGCTGTGCAATTCAAAGTGAATGGGACGGCTGCATCCAGCCAAACTGTCCAGAACCTCATTGCCGGAACCGGCACGTCGATTGTAGACGGTGGAGGTGGGAACATCACATTCTCATCCACGTCAGGCACAATCGAACAAGTCAACGGGACCCCCACCTCAGACCAGACCGTCGCGAACTTCATCAGCGGTCCGGGTATAGCGATCACGAACCCGTCAGGCGGGATCATCACGATTGTGGGCACGCCCGTTTACATGGGATCGTCCACGCCCCTTACGGCACCGAGCATTCAGTGCGGGGCAGCCACCTTGGCAGCGGGAACAGTGACGGTCACCCTACCAGTTGCTTACACAAGTTCATCCACCTTCGTGGTTCAGGCAACTCTCGTAGGCGCTGGTGCGGCTTATCCGGTTTCGGCGCAGACTCTCACTTCAACCACGTTCAGTCTCAGTGCCTACGGAACTTCGGGTCAAGTCGCGAGTGTGGCTGTCACCTCCAATGAGTTGACGATTGTCTCCAACACAAATTACGCGGTGGGTCAGCAGATCAGCTTCAGTGGCGTCGGCACGGCAACCTTCCTGAATGGTCAGACAGTCACGCTTGATTCAGCCAATGGAAATACTTTCACGGCTCCGTTCACGAATGCAAACTACGGTCCTACGGCTGACACCGGCTCGATCATCAGCATCAACAATGCTTCGGGCTCGGTCTACTGGATCACGGTGGGTAACTAACATGGGACTCTTTGACAAAATTCTAAGCGAAGCTAAGGACTACCACCTGCCGATAACGGTGTTCGTGTTCGTCACCGGCACGGCACTCTCGTGGTTCCACAAGCTCGACCCTTCATACGTCGCGTTTACCGGGACCGTGCTGGGAACAATCACGGCGCACGCCTACAGTCCTGCCCAGAAAGACCCTCCAGCGGGAGGACCGCCCAGTGCCTAAAGTTTCACAACAGTTGCCCCTTGGGGGTGTGTACGACCAAGCGTCAGTCATCTCCGACTTCGTGCGCTTGATCGTCAACGATGCTATCGAATCCGCAGGCGGTGAAATTTACACCGATGATTGGCCACAAACTTGGGGGTACATGTCGCTTGCTAAGCGCATGTGCGAACAGTATCTGGCTGATAACGGCGTGGAGTTCAACGTCAAGGAGGTGATCCTCAGCGGTCTGACCCCGGTGACTTCGACCGACCCTTCGGTGCAGGTCTATATCTCCCAGACAGGTTATTTCGATGGTAGCAACCAACACAACACTCCAACTCTTCCCGGTGATCTAATCACCCCGTTGCGCTTGTTCGAACGTGTGATGAACGCCACTAATACCGGCTACTGCCAAGTGACCCCAGCCAACGACGGCATTCCTCCGGCGCTCAGTCAGGGTCAACAGTTCCGTTTCTGGGATTGGCGCACGGACACAATTTTCTTGCCCGGTGCTACGCAGACTAATCAGCTTAGGCTTCGCTACGTAAGTTTCAGTCCAGATATTGACGGACCCACCGCAGTCATTCCATTCCGCCGCTTAGGTGTAGCTCTGGCTTACATGACAGCTTTCATCTTCTTGGGTGCTCGTGAGGACGTGGAATCGGCTGGTGCTAAGGCTATCGCCGACGAACAGCTTGACCTCATCGTCACCCAGACTGTTCGCAAAAAACAACGCCGTGGCGTACAGAAGCGTCCCTATGGCGGACGCGGCGGTCGCAGTGGCGCTGGTCGCCGCTCATTCTAATCTCGGTATCTTTTCTTAGCAGGGTAACACCTGACTAATGTATCCGGCAGATTTTTCCGGGGAGAACAATAATGCCTAATTCAGTCGTAACTCTTTCCGCACCACCTCTCGGTTTCGCAGCGTCAACTATTGACCGCGACACCATCGAATACCTCTTCCAAGTCGGCATTTCCGCTGGAAACTACACCACAGGCGGTCTTCCTTGCAGCTTTTTCGGCAAGGTGTTTGCATCCGGCATCTGGTCGGTTGACATTTTCTCGTACCAGTCGGGCAATAGCGGCTACAACTATCGTTACAATCCAGACCTCGGAAGTTCCGGCGCATACGCACCTTACGTCGCAGCCCTCGGTTCGACCGCAAGCTACTCGATCCTTGGCGGTTCCGGCGTCACTTTCGCGGCTGCCACTTCAGTCTCTGGTGGAAACGTGGGCTCATACCCAACCAACTCCATCACCGGCGAATCCAATGTAACCTTCATGGACTCTTCGGCGTTCGTTACGGCGGTGGCGCAGAATCAAACCGATCTGGCTGCGGCTATCGTTTACTTCAACGCGCTTACTCCGACTCTGTCGGGTCTGGCTGACCTGGCCACGGGCGGAAACGGTTCATCGGCTTCTACCTATACTCCGGGTGCCTACTTCGGCGCAACGGCGCTGGACATTCCGACCTCGATCACGCTGGACGCGCAAGGCAACAGCGCGGCGACGTTCGTGTTCGATGCCGGAACCACCATCGTGAACGAAAGCGGTGCCCAGATTCTTTTGATCAACGGTGCCCAAGCCTGCAACGTGTACTTCGTTGCTAACACATCTTTCACCAGTATCGTTACTTCGGTCACGAACGGCAACGTTTTGGCCCACACTTCGGCGACAATCGGTGGAGCACAGAACGGGCGCGTACTCGCCAACACCGGTGCCGTATCCGTCAATGACGTGAACAGCGTCGTGGTTCCATCGGCGGTGGCAACTCTCCCGAGCGACAATGGCGGCAGCATCCAGATTTTCACTGGCAGCGCCGCACAATCGCCAATGGCGGAACTTGCCGCTGGGGCTACACCTGCTGGGGTTGTCAATGACAACATCCGCATGGTGGCACGCTTCCACCGCTAAAGATGTTTCAAAATTGGTCGGGGTGGCGGGACTTTTACCCGCAACCTATGCCGTAGCAGGACATTGCTCTGTAATTGAGCTACACCCCGATCTGCTTAAGAAAATGAAAGTTGGTTTTTCCCATGTAGTTCCCTCGCTCAATGGCGGGGGATTGGGTTGCAAGACGGCACCCTGTGCCTACGAGTCCTACGAGGTGGACTTAGTCAATGCCTGCATCTGCGTCAAATCCTAGCGGTCGCGCCAAGCTCCCTTGGGCTCTCTTTGGAGGGTTGAACACTGAGCTTGCTGGTCCGACAATTCCCCACGGTCTTTCGCCTGACTGTCAGGACATGCGCTTCCTCCCCGGCGAATGCGATACCCGAGAAGTTCTCTCTTCAATTCATTCCACCTACGGTACCGTTGGCGTAACTTACATCAAATCCTATATCCAGCCCAATAACGTACCGATCACGCTTGAGCTTACGTCTGACGGAATCATGCGTGCCGATGGTGCGGAAATCTTTACGGCCGTTGGAAAGTCGATAGGTAAGTCCGTGACCGCTTTCGGTCGCGAGTACATCGCCGTCACCGATGGTAGCGTCGGTCTGGATATTCCCCGCTGGTACGATGGCACGAAGTGGGAACGCTTTACCATGGAAGGTCCGGGCGAAACTCCTCCGTGCGCGGACGCCGCAGCAACAACCTTCGACATCGTCAACGTCGTCCCCTTACCGCCCATCCCAATAGTTTCGATCACCAATGGCGACGGCATCGTAACCGTTGTGACATCTATACCTCATGGTCTATCCGTTGGCGACAATGTCTTGATCACTGGAAACTCGGTCTATCAGTACAACGGACAAGAGACCATCGCTTCTGTTCCCAACCCTACGAGCTTCGTTTACGACACACTTGCAAGTGGGTTGCCCGAAGGCACTGGCGGTGAAGTCATTCCGCTGGATGTGACGGTTACAACCACATTACCTAATGGTCTGATCCAAGGTGAAACGATAACCATCACTGGGAACAGCGACAACAACTACAACAATTCAATCGGCGGTGCGGTGCAAGCAGTGGGCTTGGCTTCTCCGCCAGTCTGTACCTTCTATCCGCACAACCACGCCTTTGCCGGTGCCTTCGAATACGACTATCCCGGCGACGGATACGACATCAACCTGCCGGGTCCTATTGCGACATTCACTCTCGGCGCGAACGATTCAATCACATTCAACCCCAACGGTAGCAGCGCGGGTACATTGTTGCCGGGCGCTCCCAATTCCTATAACGATCAGCCGATGCAAATCTTCGGCGTTACGCCCGGTGGCATATGGGATGGAACTGACGCTGTCATTTGGAGCGGTGCAACGCAGAACTACTGCATGATTGTCATCTTCAACCTTCAATTTTCTGAAGCGGGAACGTACACCTTCCAGATGGTGAATGACGACGGTGCCATCTTTGGCATGGGAGGTGGGGTGGTTCCTGTAAGCGGTCCAACCAACAACGCACAGACTCAGACCAAGACGGCGCTGAAGGGATATCCCATCGTTGCCGTCAACAACAATTCCGCCAATCACGGGGCGTGGAATTCTCAATTCTCAGTAAGCGTTCCTGCTGCCGGAACCTATCCTTGCGAACTGGACTACGTTCAGTGGGAAGGGCAGCAGACTATGGTTATTCTCTCCCAGCCTGCGACTGGCGCTGGGTGGTTGAATACGACAGCCTATGCCGTAGGCGCTGTGGTCAACGTAGGCGGACAGAATTACGTCGCCCTCGTCGCCAACATCAATCAGTCCCCACCCAACGCAACCTATTGGGCGACGCAGGCGGCGTTCATACCAATCCCCAGCGCGTCGTCGGCTATTTACGCGACACCAGCGAATTGGACAGTTCTTGACGTCATCAATGGCACGACCTTCACGTTCACCGCTGTTTATGCGGTTGGAACGGGTTTGGGCGGAATCCTTACGGTCGGTGGTTTGTCTACTCCCGGCAAGCACCAGGTTGCCATGTGCTGGTTGCTGAACGATTACACCATCACCAGACCATCGCCCCCGATCACCTTCAACAGCGCTGGAAACACCCGCTGGACTTTGTCCGATATCCCGGTAGGTCCGCCTAACGTTCTTGGACGCGTGTTCATTTTCACTGGCGCTGGTGGTGATAATTTCTTCTACTTCACCGCTCCACCAACAGAGAACGGTCAGATCGTCGGCACGACTACGACATTGATGGACAACGTCAGCACAGTCTTCACGGTGGACTTGAATGACTTGACTCTCTTCGAGGGACTTACCGCTGATCAAACAGGCTCCGATTTGTTCGGACAGGTGAACCTTGGTTTGGTAGGCGGCATCGCGTCATACTCGAACCGCATCTTGGTGTGGAATGACACGAACTACATCACCAACATGCTCGGTCTGGGGTTCGAGTCTGGTTCAACCGATGGCACGTACCCGAAGGGTTGGATCATCACCAATAGCGTTAACGGTGCCATGTTTAACGGCAAGAACGGCTTCGGTTTCTGTTGGCAGACGGTTGGCAACGGCACTGACGCTCGTCTGGGTTGGCTGGTGCAGGATGCTTTCGAAGATTGGGAATACGAACCGATCTTTGATCCGCTGACGCCATACACGTTCCAAGGCATGTTTACGTCTGGTTACGGAAACGTAGGACAGTTCACCGCTGAGCTTTACTCCGCAACCGGAGGCGTGGGGAACACGCCCATCTCGCTTGCTACTGCTGTAATCCCGTGCAGCTTGATGACCACCACACCACAATTTTTGTCGGTGAATTTCACGAGTCAAACTCCGGCAGTCATGCCGGATGACACCGTCTTCCAGATTTATTGGACTGGTCTGGCGAACGGACAGCAGGTAACCGTTGACGAAATGATGCCGATCTACACACAGGAACCAGTCGTCGCTGGTCAAGCGCGATTCAGCTATGCCATCAACCCCGGAGCGTTCAACGATCCAACGGGGAGTCTCGTCGCCGAATATCCAGAGTATCTGCGCGACACCGGAATCATCCGCGACAACTTGTACATCCAGACTCTTGGTCACCTTGTCCGCACACAGGACAACGGAATCAGTGAGCCACTAAATTGGCCGTTGTACACGGTCGGCGAACAGATGCGTGCTCTAAGCAACCGCAGCTTCGCGCTTGGTGAAGGCTGGGGTGTCGTAGCATGTGAAGCCGGGTTAATGATGTTCAGTGGTGGTGAACCTGTCAAGATTTCGGAAGAAGTCCAGAGTCTCTGGTCGCAGATTGACCCCAATCTTTACAGTCTCGTGCATGTCACTAATGACGCCACGAACCGCCGTGTCTACATTAACCTTCCGCTGAAGAAGTACGCGCCGACGAAC